GCGCCGGGCCTCGCGGCGCGCGCGGATCAGATCAAGTACGTCACGGGCCTCCGGAGCTGTCGCAACTTTTTCGTGCTCCGGCACGGCGGCGTGGCGAACCGGCCCGGCCTCCGCTTCATCGGCGCCAGCAAGACGCACGCGACCGACACGTTTCTCCTGCGCTACGTGAGCGAGACGGTCGGCGAGTCGATTCTGATTGAGGCGGGCGCGCACTATCTGCGCTTTTTCAAAAACGGCGCGGCGGTGCGCCTGACGGGTGTGACCGCCTGGGACGCGGGCACGAACTACGTTGTCGGCGACATCGCCAGCAGCGGCGGCGTGAACTATTGGGCGAGTGCGCCAGGGATCGCCAACCCGCCGCCGGATGCCGCCTTCTGGTATCCGATGCCGAGCGATCTCCTCGAGCTCGTGACGCCGTTCGGCAGTGGCCGGTTCGAGTGGCATCAGTCGGGGAACGTGATCACGCTCACCTCGCCGCTCCATCAACCGCACGAGCTGATCTACCTCGGCCTGACGCGCTGGATCCTGCAGCCGGTCGTCACGGTGCCGGCGATCGACCCGCCAACCGGGCTCGTGATCACGCCGGGCCCGGCCGGCACGGAGAGCTATAGCTACCGTGTGACCTCGGCCGCGGTCGACAGCTTTGAGGAGTCGACGCCGGGGCCGATCGTCCAGATCAACACCGTGGGCCCCGGCACGCCGGCGGCCCCGCACGTCCTGAATTGGGTCGCGCCGGCGGGCGCGGCCGTCGAGTATTACGTCTACAAGGATCCGTACGGGAACGGGGTGTTCGGGTTCCTCGGGACGGCGCTCGGCTTGACGTCGTTCCGTGATGTCGGGTCGCCGCCGGATTTCCTGCGCACGGCGCCGCTCCCGCGCGTGCTCTTCGACACGGCGGGCAACTTTCCGCGCGTCTCGGCGACCTATCAGCAGCGGCGCTTCTACGCCAACACCGACACCAACCCGGATGCGATCTGGGGCTCGCGCACCGGCTTCCCGCACAACTTTACGATCAGTTCGCCGCTGCAGGACGATGACGCGATCACGTTCCGGATTGCCGCGAGCCAGCACAATCCGGTCCGGCATCTGGTCGGCTTGCGCACGCTGATCGTCTTGACGGACGCGGGCGAGTGGTCGGTCGGCGAGTATAAGGTCGCGCTGACGCCGAGCAATATCCCCGCGGATCAGGAGACGTTCGTCGGCGTCGCGTCCACGCGACCCGTCGTGGTCGGCAATTCGATCCTCTACGTGCAGGCGCGCGGCAGCATCCTCCGCGATCTGCGCTTCGACCAGGCGGTCGAAGGCCTCGCCGGGCGTGACCTGACGCTCTACGCGACGCATCTGTTCGACGGGTTCCTGCTCGACCGGCTCGACTACCAACAGACGCCGCACTCGATCGTCTGGGCGGTGCGGAGCGACGGCCTGCTCCTCGGGCTCACGTATCTCCGCGAAGAGGAGATCTGGGGCTGGCACCGGCACCAGACCGGCGCCGGCGGGAAGTTCGAGGACGTCTGCGTCGTGCCGGAGGCGGGCTTCGATGCGTGCTACGTGCTCGTGCGCCGGACGATCGGCGGCGTCTTCAAGCGCTACATCGAACGCCTCGAGCCGCGCGAGATTTTTGACTACGCGGCCGACAGTTTCTTTGTCGATAGCGGGCTCACCTACAGCGGCGCGCCGGTGACGGCGCTCAGTGGCCTCGGCCATCTCGAGGGCGAGCTCGTGAGCGTGCTCGCCGACGGCGACGTCGTCTTCAACGGCGACCCGGCGGCGGCGAACGCCGCGGCCTTCCGCGTGACCGCCGGCGCGATCGCGCCGCTCGCCGTGGCCGCGTCGGTGATCCATGTCGGCCTGCCCATCCAGTTCGCCGAGCTCGAGACGCTCGATCTCGACGTGACGGGCACCACGATCCGCGATCAACAGAAGCGCGTCGGGAGTCTCGCGCTGCTCCTTGAGGCGTCCGCGCGCACCTTCTGGGCCGGCCCCGATGCCGCGCATCTGCGCCAGGTGAAGCTGAAGCCGCACGAGAGCAGCCAGGCCGGGCTCGCGTTCACCGGCCAGGAGGCGCTGAACCTCACGCCGAATTACGACCGGTACGGGCGCGTGTTCATCCGGCACGTCGACCCGCTGCCGTTGACGATTCTCGGGCTGCTCCCGCACGTGGAGCTCGGAGGCTGAACCGTGGCAACACTCGTGAGCATGAAACTGAGCAAGGCGGACCGCGAGAAGAGTCTGGGCGGGCTGGGGCCGTCAATGTCAGAGGACGGGCCGACGTATCCGTACGGCTTGAACGTCTCACTCGAGGAAGCCGCGATCGCGAAGCTCGGGATCGATCTCCCGAAAGTGGGCACGGCGATGACGCTGATCGCGACGGTCGACGTCACGTCCGTGTCGAGCAACGAACACGCGGGCGGGCAGCGCCGTACCGTGTCGCTGCAGATCACGGACCTCTGTCTCGAGGCGGGCGCCGGCAAGGCCGAGACTGAGGTGCTCTACAACGGCGATAAGGCGGAGCGGACGGCTTAGATGCGGATCCCGCTCCCGCCGTGGCCGGTCCCCACGATCACGCGCACGATGGACGCGCGGCACTTGAACGCGGTCGCGAATCATCCCGACGTGCGGGGCTGGCTGGGCGGGCCCGCTGCGGCGGGCGAGTCGGTCGACCTCACCCCGATCGTGGAGAATCCGGCACACCTCGCCTTTGAGACGCCTCACGGCGGCTTTGTGGCCGTCGCGCTGGGGTCGGGCCGCTACGACGTGCATTCGCTCTTTCTGGTCGAGGGGCGCGGCGCCGAGGCCTGCACCGCGCAGGGCGAGGCCCTCCGATATATGTTCGCCGCGACCGACGCCATAGAACTGCGGACGACCGTGCCGACCCGCAACCGCGCCGCCGCCGCGTTCGCGAAGCGCGCGGGCTTTGAGGTGCGCTTTACGGGTCACGTGCCGTGGGCCGGCGAGACGCGCGAGGAGGCCGACTGCTGCGGGTTGGCGCTCGACCGCTGGGCGCTGCGCGACCCGCAGGCGTCGGCCTTGGGCGTCTGGTTCCATGAGGCGCTCGCCACGGCGAAGGCCGCGGCCGGATCCGCGCAGCCCGTGCACGACCCGGACCCGGTCCACGACGCGATGGTGGGCGCCGCCGTGCTGCTCGTGCACGCCGGCCACGTCGAGAAGGCCGTCCGGGTCTACAACGTGTGGGCGCAGTGCGCGCACTACGCGCCGATCGCGCTGCTCCGCGTCCGGCCGCCCGTGCTGGACGTCGGCGACGCGATTGTCGAGGCGACGCCCGGCGGGCTGGAGGTGCTCCGGTGCCGCTAGGGATCACGCTCGGCGCGGTCGCGATCGGCGGCATGGCCGTCGACGCCTGGGGCAAGAAGAAGGCCGGCGACGCCGCGAAGAAGGCCGGCGTCGAGGTGGGCGCCGCGCAGAAGGCCGCGAGTGAGAGCCAGGCGCAGCTCGCCGACTACAACGCCAATGTGGCGACCTTGCAGGCGCAGGACGCGCTCGAGCGCGGGGCGGAAGAGGAGAGTTTCTTTCGCTCGCAGGTCCGCGGCGCCATCGGCGCGCAGCGGGCGGGGATCGCCGCGGGCAATACCGACGTCGGCTTCGGCTCGGCCGTCGACGTGCAGGCCGACGCCGCGTTTCTGGGCGAGCTCGACAGTCTCACGATTCGCACCAACGCCGCGCGCGAGGCCTGGGGCTTCACGGTCCAAGCCGAGGATCTGCGCAAGCGCGCCGAGATTGCGCGCAAGGAGGGCGTCTATCTCGAGAAGGGCGCCATCACGCAGGGCAACGCCCAGAAGACGGCGAGCAATTACGGGATCGCGTCCGGGCTGCTCGGCGGCGGCGCGTCACTGTTTGCGATGAGCTACGGCTTCCGCGGGTCCAGTGGTGGCGGTGGCGGGTACGGCAAGGGATTCGTGGGTCCGAAGCAAGGCTGACCGATGCCAACCGTGCAACGCGCCGGCCGGGTCGAGAGTTTGGGTGAAAAGCATCATGGCTAGTTTCTCTCAGGCCGATTTAGGGGTCGTCCTAATGCTCGCCATCGTTGTTGTTCCCCTGCAACTCTGGCAACTCTGGCGCGGTTGGCCCGCAAGTAAGAAGCCGTGATGCCGACTCGCGCGATCTCGTTCGCGGGGGATGAGGCGCCCGCTGCTGCGGCGATGGCGCCGCCGCAGAGTCCCGCTCGGCCGCCGGGCTTCCCGGGGTTGTGGTGTATGTCCACGCAGCATATTTGGCTCAGTGTGCCTCGACACTGGCGCTGCGCGTGTGGGGAGATGGAGATTGTGAACGGGGACGGCGAGGCCGCGCAATGACCTGCGAACGTGAACACGCGCCGAATGAGATTCCGTGGACTGTCTATCTGTTCAAGAGTGGCGACCTTTACAAAATCGGGATCTCCTGTGACGTGCGGCGGCGGTTGTGTGACCTGCGCCATATGTCGGCGGTTCCAGTGAAGCACGTTGTTCATGCCGTGGTCTGTTGTTCGGACAAGGCCAGGAAGATCGAGCGCGGCCTACATAAGCGATACGAGTATCACCGCCGCCACGGGGAGTGGTTCAGGCTCGACGACATCAATAGCGGATCAATCGTGACGTATCTCAAGTCTACGTCGATCGATATGCGTCGGCGGAGGCGTGCTCGCCTCCGGGGTCAACGTAGGGATGAGCGAACGATCGCGCATCGTGAGGCGGCCTT